GATTACATTGATAACTCAGACGAAAGGTATGAATTTTATAATAGAAAAGAAGATCGAATTCCATTTGATCTAGATTATTTCAATAAAATAACAAAGGGTGGTCTTCCTAATAAGACTCTTAATATTGCCTTAGCCGGAACTGGCGTAGGTAAGTCATTATTCATGTGTCATTGTGCAGCATCAGTTTTACAGCAAGGCAAAAATGTATTATACATTACAATGGAAATGGCAGAAGAACGTATCGCTGAAAGAGTCGATGCAAACTTAATGAATTTACCAATTGAATCACTTGGATCATTATCTAAAAATGTATTTGATGATAAGATTGGAAAGATAGCAAAAGCCGCTGCAGGTAAACTTATTGTTAAGGAATATCCTACTGGCTCAGCTCACACTGGTCATTTCAGAGCTTTACTTAATGAGCTACGTCTCAAAAAGAACTTTAGTCCTGATATGATCTATATTGACTATTTAAATATTTGTGCCTCAAGTCGCATGCGTGGCATGGGTGGAAGTATAAATAGTTATACCTATATTAAAGCCATCGCGGAAGAACTTCGCGGTTTGGCTGTGGAATTCAATGTTCCAATAGTATCGGCAACACAGACCACGAGGTCTGGTTTCAGTAATACTGACGTCGGTCTTGAGGATACATCTGAATCGTTTGGTTTACCAGCAACGGCTGATTTAATGTTTGCTCTTATTTCAACAGAGGAACTTGAAGAATTAGGTCAATTGCTAGTAAAACAATTGAAGAATAGATATAACGACCCAACCAAATACAAGAGATTTGTAATTGGTGTGGACCGTTCCCGCATGAAACTATATGATGTAGAGGAATCGGCTCAATCAGACATTATGACAGAAATGGTGCCAGATAAGCCGATAAATAAGTTTGGTGAGCGAGAAAGTAATGACTCGTTTGCTGACTTCAAACTATAGACGGAGAACTATATGAACATGTTAAATACAGCAAAAGCATGGTTAATGGCAAGATGGGCAGAACGTACATCTTGGGACGGCGGACTTATTGTCGGCTTATCATTATCATACCTATTACTAGGTGGCTTAGTTGACTTAGTAGCTTGGGTAGCCCTTGCTTACGGTGTATACACTTTTATAGCAAAAGAAGTATAACACTCCTTTAGTAATGATTATCATGGGGGAGCCATCACAGCTCCCCACCTTTTCTTTCACATCAACACTTTCTCACAATTATTTTCAAAAAAAGTGAAAATAATCGTTTACATTTGCTTTAAAGTATGTTATAATATATCTATATTTAAAAATAAGATAAGGAGTTAAATATGACATCATTACAAAAAATACAAAAAGAAGTTCAAGCTATGAGCACAGGTTCAATTCTAAGAGAATTGGAAGGTGGCATGAGACCAGGACTTTGTGAATCATTCGATATGAGAGTAGCTTTCACTGATAGAAATAAAGTGATTGACCAGCTAGTAGAGAAAAGAAGTAAAGACCTTCATATGAACACTATACTAGAACTTAAAACAGGAGTAAGACTATGAAAAACGTAATACAATTTCCTGTATCAGATAAAATGAAAAAAATAGCTAATGCTAAACATAAGCAAAATGCTAGAGATGAAATTAAAAGATTAACAGCTTTAAGGAGAAAATAATGATATTATCACTAACACACATTGCTACAGATATACCTCTAGACATTGAGCTAGATTTAGTCGAACAAGCTTGGGCTAAAGATAAAAACCCAGAAACACTTAATGAATCTTGGGATAAATTATGTGAGTCAGTCAAATTAAGAACTGGCCATGATATACCAGGACAATTCTTTTTACACACACTAGGCGGGAGGCCAATACATTAATATGAATAGAAGTAGTAGTTACGTTATGACAGCACATACAGAATGCGCTGGCGATATGTTAGAAATTGAAACAATTAGAAAAACAGTAAAAGCTATTAATACTTCAGCAAGAGCTGGGTATAAAAATAGAAAGCAATATTTAGAATGGATAGGTTCTGATGTAGAGCCTGAAAGTCCTACACAATATTATGTTAAATGTCAAGCAAGAGGTCCAAGAACTTCAGTTGCAAAATCCTTAGGAAGACATCCTAGAGCTTTTGACCAGTCATTACCTCTTAAATTTGCGGAGAAAATGGATGTATACGTATACCAAAGATAACAAAGACCAACCAATGTTTAAAGTAATAGCTAAACAAAAATCAAAAATTATTGCAGACTATAGATTTGATAGTTTAAAAAGTGCAACTCAATTCTATTTAGGAATGTTGAAAAAAGGTTATATTGCAACATTAGAAAGAATCTAATGGAATATCTCTTAGTAGGAATATGTATATCTTTATGCGCATATCAATCCTGGCAGCTTGGAATTCGTGAAGGTGCTGAAAGGACTGTTAAAAAATTACACGAAGAAAAAATAATTAGCATAAGAACAAATGGTACTATAGTACCTAATCCATTCTATATTGAAACTGACGCATAAACTATTATAAATAGTTCTATGAAACGTTTTAAATCCTATTTAGAAGAAAATGCTGTGCAATGGTCTACATTGCAACATTCTGATTTCACTAGATATCTGAAAAGAGGAAATTCAACTAGATTTGATACCTTTTTAGATAAAATAAAAAAAGGTAAAGAATTTCTTACTACAAAAGGAGATGTCATAATTAAAGGACCACCACCTAGCCCTGAAGAATTTGCAAAGAATGGATTTAGACAAGAATTCGATACTGATAAAGGTAAAGTAATTTATCCTGGAGATTTTTATAAAACTCCAGAATTTGGTGGTTTAGGAAAGGATTCAACCGTTGCTGCAGAAAATAAAGCTCTAGACTTTTTTAGAAAAGAATTAGATAAAGCAATGGAAGCAAATGAAGGTGGCGCAATAGAATTACTTATAGGCGGAAGAGTAGTAAAATGTACTGGTATCGATCAACCAAAAGGAACACCTAAAGCAGACTTTTATATAATTGACGATATGGGAGACCAAGTTGCTTGGATATCTCATAAAGCTGGTTCAAAATCTAGTGACTTTCAACAATATGGTGGTTTAACTGATAAAGGTACTGGTGGCGTATTTATGCGTAATAAACAAGTATTATCATTTGTTGAAAAAATAAAAGAACTATATCCTGATGGTATGAAGAGTGGAAACTCTGTTTTTAGACCAATTAAAATGAATCGTGATGGAAAAGATATAGCACTTAAATCTATTTATGGTATTGATTATGGAAAAGCAAGAGGCCTTAATAATATTGATGAATTCCATCAAGGAGACATGCAATTAAAGAAAAAAGGTAAACTCTATGTAATAAAATCAGCTCATTCAGCTGAAAATGGTTTTATTCCTAAAGATGATTATAGATGTATATTATACGCAAGATATACTCAAAACATGCATCACTTTGGAATAAGAGATTGTAGAACTGGAATTTTTGCTTCAACATTTCCAACAAGGAATACAATTGAAATATGAAGACATTTAAACAAACCTTATCTGAGGCCGCAGGAAAAAATACTCATATGACACATATTGAGGATTTAATTCTTGACGGTGGAGTTAAGGGGGCTCGCCAAGCTATCCTAGCGCTAAGATCGCTTAGGGATATGTTGAGTGGTAATGCTAAAGCACCTATAGACATTACTGTTAAGTGGGACGGAGCCCCCGCCTTATTCTGTGGAGAAGACCCAAATGATGGTCAATTTTTCGTAGCTAAAAAAGGAATATTCAACGCAAATCCAAAAGTATATAAAAGTCATGCAGATATCGATGCTGATACATCTGGTGATTTAAGTAAAAAATTAAAACTTGCTTTTGATAATTTAAAAGACCTTGGCATTAAAGATGTGATACAAGGCGATTTTATGTTTGACCAAAGCGATTTAAAAAAGGAGAATATAAATGGAGTTGGACATATTACTTTCCATCCTAATACTATCCTCTATGCTGTACCTCTCAATACGAAATTAGCAAAAGAGATACAAAGAGCAAAGATTGGTATTATATGGCATACATCGTATAGTGGGAAATCATTTGAAACAATGAAAGCTGAATTTGGTAGAGATATAGTTGGTAAATTAAAAAGAACTAGCGATGTTTGGATGGACGACGCAACACTTAAAGATGTATCAGGAACAGCAACTCTTACTCGTGAAGATACATTAGAATTAAATAAAAATTTATCAGAAGCTGGTAAGATATTTAAAAAGATTGCTTCTAAATCATTAAAAGAAATAGAAGAAAATAAAGAATTAAACTTAATTATTAATGTATATAACAATAGAGAAGTAAGAAAAGGTCAAAGAATTACAAATACTGAGCGTCATGCCAAAGGTTTAATAATGTTTGTTAATGATAGATATGCTAAAGCTATTGATAAAAGAACTTCTGATGCAGGTAAACAAGTACAAATAGATAAAAGAGATGAGCTATTAGAGTTTTTTAGTAAAGAAAACTTAGACCAATTAAAATTAATATTTGATTTACATAATTACGTGACAGATAGCAAATTAATTATTATAAATAAACTAAACAAACTCAATAATATGGGTACGTTTGTAAAAACTAAATCCGGATTTAAAGTCACCGGCGTTGAAGGCTTTGTGGCTATTGATCGAATGGAAGGTGGTGCTGTTAAATTAGTAGACAGATTAGAATTTTCTACTAATAATTTCAGCAAAGATATTATAAAAGGCTGGGATAATCCAGGCTAATGGGAACCAAGGGTATAAATGTCGATAAAATCATTCAGTGATTATTTAACTGAAAATACAAAAGAAATAACATTCGTTTTTGGACGATTTAATCCGCCTACAATTGGTCATGAGAAACTATTTGATGCTTTGAAAAAACAATCACGTGGTGGTAATTACAGAATATATGCATCTAAATCTAATGATGCTAAGAAAAATCCTCTCCTATTTAAAGATAAAATAAAATTTTTACGTAAAATGTTTCCAAAGCATGCTCGTAATATAATGGCCGATAAAGATGTTCGTACAGTACTGGATATTGCAGTGAAATTGTATGACCAAGGCTTTACCAAAGTTAGCATGGTTGCTGGTAGCGACCGTGTAAGAGAGTTTGATATATTATTAAACAAATATAACGGTAAAGATGCTAAACATGGCTTTTATAATTTCGAAGGTGCTATTAACGTAGTAAGTGCAGGAGAAAGAGACCCCGATGCTGAGGGAGCAACCGGGATGTCTGCATCGAAAATGCGAATGACCGCTCAACAAAATGACCTAGCTGGTTTTGCAAAAGGATTACCAGCTGGGTTCAACCCACAAGAATTATTT